CGTCTCGCAAGTATGTACGTACCAAAGCGTCAGGTAGATCCGCTTCTTCAAGGTCAATGATATCTCGGACTAAGTTAACTAGGTCTGTTGATGTACTCATGTTACGTCACGACCTTTCTCTTTAGCCCTAAGGTGACCAATGCAATGTTCTGATCCTCTAGCCTGCGGACCTTCACAGGTATCATTGTTGGCAATACAACGATTGCGCCCCGTATAGGGCGCACTCGCTGTAGCCATTTTTGATCCCGGTACGTTTGATGCAGGGCGAATCCCACTAATGGGTTCGCCATACATTGCGTAGGCTGGTTTGGAAGTTTTAGTGTTACTCATCACTATTAAGGTGATTTGTAACTAGCGTGAACGACTTTCCATCTTGCGACGGGCAGCAGCACTTGTATTGCTACGGTCCTTCTTGTACGGCTGCTCAACACCACGGGCAGAACCATACTTCTTAGGAGTACTTGGTGACTCTACACCACGGGCAGAACCAGTACGTGCTGTAGCAGCCTTAGTTCCCTTTGGTGATTCCATTGAACGAGCAGAACCAACAGGCTTATTCTTAGAACCAGCCTTGATGTTTACTTGTTCATAAGCACGAGCACTAGCAACGTTACGTGGCGTAACTTTTGGTCCAGCCATACCGCTAGATGATTCCATCTTGCGCTTGCTTGCAGCAGAACCGCCTGAACGGTTCTTACCTGATTCCTGTGCACGAACCTGTGCAGCACTGGAAGGACGCTGTGGTACACCAGCACCACTTGACTTTCCACGACCACCCTTAACTGCTGTGGACTGTGACTTGTTTGGCATACCCAATGTACGTGGGTTAACAGCCTGTGCTCGGTTTGGCATACCACGTGTAGTGTCGGTACGCTGTGCTGCGTTTGGCATCCCAGCAGTTTTACTTGCCTTAGGTTTTGCACGACCAGCAGGTTTTGAACCTACTGACTTCTTTTTAACTTTACCTTTAGACATTTTTCCACCAGCATTGCTGTTGGAAAACATCATTGCATAAGATGCAAGATCATTCATACTCATTAGTACTCCTAGGTAGTAATGGTGGTGGTGGCTAGTTGTCTATACTCCGATATTACTAGTCCACCACCACCAATTAAATATTACTTACGGTAGATAGAAACCGTGTTGGCAGCAGTAACAACACCAACAAAGGTGCCTGAAGTTGCGTGCGCTACAGTAGCGGAACCTACAATGGTTACACCAGATGCACCAGCAGTCAACGTAATAGCATGTGATGAAGCAGCAAGGTTCACGATTGTGAACTCAAATGATGTTCCAACTACTTCGTCAGCAACGTAGGTTGCGAGTTCTGTACCTGTTGGGGTGGTGAACGCACGACCTGCGGTTGGTGTGCATGTAAACAGTTTGTTAACAAACAGTTCTGCTGAAGTCAAAGTACGTGCAGCGTCAGTTACGGTAACTGGGGTTACTGATTCTGATGCAGCAATGTAATCTGCGATACGTGTACGGGTGAGTGCGCCTGATGTGGTATTTCCTACGAGTGGCATATTGCCTCCTAAATATTAGATGATTTGTTTAAAGAATAGAAATAAGAATGTGGGGGGTTTCCCCCCCACTTCAAGTTATGCCGTCTTAGCGGTCAACTTGCCTTGCTTCTTACGGTTGCGGACAGTCAAGTTGCCGTAGCACATGATCAAAGCGTAACGAGCATCCAAGTCCTCAGGACGGATGAACTCGGTCTGCTGGAACCACTTAGAACTATGACCAACAAGCGTGATGTACTTGGTGTTCAAGAAGAACATTGTGTTAGCGTTGCAATGCACGTCGTACATGATTGGTGCAGCCTTGAACAACAAGTTCTGGAAACCTGCATCAGCAGTCTTAGTGTCGGTGTAGCGCAATTGTGGTTGCAACAACGACTCATACTTTTCAAACAATGTTTGTGAGGAAAGGATCACGTCTGGGTGATCGTTACCAACAGAAACAGTGTTGTAAGCAGTAGCCATTTGAGCAAGCGTCAAAGCGGTAGCAGTGTTCTCTTCGTATGAACGCCACCAGTCGTTATCCTGACCAGAAGCCGAGTTAATTCCACCAACAGTGTTGCCTGATTCAATAAGGTTGCCAAGACCGTTCCAGTCTTTGCCACCGTTGCCGGTACCATCAGCGAAGAACATGCGGTTGAAACCTTCACGCATTGATTCTTCAGCCTGCATAATTTTGGCTTCAAGAAGGTTGATGATTTCTGCTTCACCATTGTTTTTGGCTTCTTCAATACCGCTGATTGAGATTGAAGCAGCATACTGCTTCCAATCGTATTCAGCAGCCGAGATACCAGTCTGAGGTGTCAAAGCAATTGAATCGTAATCAGAGTACGATTTCACTGTGGTGCTTTCACCGTAGATCAGTGGTTCAACAATTTTCGTTCCGCCGTTAAGCATACGGATACGACCCTTGTCCATAAGGGTGTAAGTAAGTGGACGAGCAGTAAACACGTTGTCAGTAAGTTGTGAACGGTAGTTCGCAAGGGTGGTTGACAAGAGTGCATCAAAGTTAGCATTTCCCGGCATTGTAGCCTCCTATAAATAGATGTGATTAGTTATGAAATTCCGAGTTGGCGTTTAGCCAAATCAAAAGCATCCCTTAAAGAACCAACATGTGAATCCTGTGTACTAGCACTTGCAGCACTAGCACCTCCAGAAACAACTCCCATTTGACGTTTAGATTCAACAATCGCATTCTCCTTAGCAAGTTGTTCTTGTTTAACTTTGCTAAGTGCTTGCTCTTTGTTCATAATTTTGTCAAAAGCGATTTGCTTATAGATCCCTTCAAGATCAGTTGTTCCAGTTGCTAATGCTTTTGAAATTACTTCATTAGCATCAAAACCTTCACCATATTTGGTTTGTAAAGAATTAATATTATTCTCAAGTTGTTCGTAAGCACGTTGCTCTTCAAACGATTTAATCCTTGACTCAAGTTGACGATACTGCCGTTCCATTGGATCAGCGAAAATATCTTCTTCTTCAGAAAGACCTTCGTTTAAATTATAGTGCTCTTTCAACAGTTCTATAGTTGACTGCGGATCGCTATCCAACGCTTGTTGGATTGCTGCAGCAAACTGTAGTTGTTGACGTTCTTGACTTAGTTCCTGAGTCTTACGGGTATAATCCGCTTGACGCTGGTAACCTGATAATGCTTCTTTTAGTGGTACTTCAATTTCTTCACCAGCAACAGGTAGTTTGACCTTACGGTCAGCGTACTCGTCCCAAGAAAAGTAATCTTCTTCACCACTTGAAGAAGGTTCGCTTTCAACGCTTTCAACTTGTCCATCTGCAATGGGGTCTACTTCAGTGATTGCATATTCATTTGTATCGCTCATGGAGTCCTTGTCTGGTTGTTCCTATAGATAGATATTATTTGTAACATTATTGTGGTGGCATTCCACCACCTAGCATTGCTGCTAGTTCTGGTGGTATCCCACCCTCTTCAGGCATTGGTTGCTCGCCCTGCTGTGGTTGACCTTGTGGCAACATTCCTTGTGGCGGCATTCCACCCTGTTCAGGTGGCATACCACCTTGTTCTGGACCCATCTGTTGCTGTTGTGGTGCAGCAAGGAACGCTTCAGGTGACTTGATACCAAAACCGTATTGCAGTACGTGTCTAGCAAGAGAAGCCATGTCAACTACACCAGCCCCGACAAATGGAGCCATGGCATCAACTAGTTGTAATGCCATTTGGCGACGGAAAGACTCGTTAACGGGCTGGGTTGATCCACCTTCTACTTCAAAGTCAAATTCGCCTTGGATGAAGTCTCGGTCAAAGTTAATCCATAGTGGGATAGCGTTTGAACCGACAACACGGGCAACTTGTTCACCAGTCATGTATTGTTGTGCCAAAGCGACAAGTCGTTTAGCACAAGAACCAATATGGATTTCAATCAGAGCAAGTTTTTCTGCTGCTCTAGCATTGCTGGCGTCTTGTGCAATAGCGGCTTCCGTGGCGGTACGACGGATCTCAGGCATTGCTCCACGCATGTAGTCTGACACACCTGATACACGGTCCATGTCGCCAGAAATAAGGCTTGACTGGTTGTAGAACTCTGGTGGGCTGATAACTGCTGGCATCGGCACAATGACGTTACCTAGTGGTTCGTCACCTGATACTGGCACCATGATGTTATCTTCGTCGGATTCCAATGCTGAACGACCGTCAGGGTCAAAAGCGGATTCACGGTACAACCATTTGCGTGAGAACCGTTTACGATGGTTCATCATTTGTGTACGTGTAGCGTTAAGTTCGTGTTGCAATGATTCAATTGCTTCTAGTTCGCCCATGGGGTAGAAATGCTCTGGAACCTCATAGTTCCTGAGCATTACAAATGGGTGACCGAAAGTGAATGGGATCTTTGTTGGGTTGATCAGGAACTTGTCTGAACCGTCACAGAAAACTGCCATTGTTTTGGTTGAAATATCGTACCATTCCCATACTTCAACGTATGAGTCACGTTCTTCACCGTATGGTTGTTTAACCTGAGCAGTGTCGCCGTACTTTGAGTACAAAGTAGGCTGTGCATCAGATCTAGCACTGGAGTTGTACCTGCGGTCGTTTTTTACATCTACAAGTGGGCGTTTAATACGTTGTGCAATCCAACGCATGTCATAAACCGATGTAGCGTCTGGATCAACGAACACGTCAAAAGGACTGATGCGTTCAATGAATGGACGATCTTCAGTAACAATCAGTTCTGTTTCCATATTGGATTCAGGGACAAGATCAATGTAGTCATTAGATTCATCTAATGGGCTGCTTTTTGCTACTTTGTCCTCTTCAACGAACCTGTATCCTGCTTTAATCCATCCATGACCAAAGATTAGGAAGTCTTTTACAGCAGATTTAAACTGTGTCTGGCAGTCATAGTGTCGCCACCAATAGTTGACAATTGATTCAGTTATTGTTGCTTTATCTGCATCTTCTGGTTTACGTGCAGAAACAACAATTTTAGGGTAGTTGACTGAAACGCTGGGGGCAATAACGTTGATGGTAGAAAAAGCCATGTTAACTAGTAGACGATCTTCGTCTGAATAGTTTTCATAGTGACGACCACGGTAAAGGTCCAGCATACGTTTCCACGTATCGTCAAACTGTTCTTGTTTGCGCATGCGCTTAGATTGGCTAAGTTTTGTGCGGTAACGTTTCAACAGTTCACTGTTGCTTGTTCTTGCCATTATTTAGAACCACCGAGTCCAAAAGCGGCATCTTTGCGGTTAAGGAAACGCATGATAACTGGGAGACCTGCTGCCCAAAGAGCATTTGCAGCCATTTTAAGGTCTCCTGTTGAGACATAAACTGCTACGCCTGCACCAAGTACGCTTCGTGCGTATGAAGCGAGTATTGCTTTTTGTTGTTTACTTAGTTTGATTACCATTGTTATGCTCCTTGATATGATTATTCAAATTGTCGTTAATATCATCAACTTTTATTACCATGTGATGTAACAGTTCTCGAGATTCGCCATGTTGTTGAGTGTTCTCTCGCCTCAACATTTGTAGTAGCACTACAACAGGTCCAGTGATAATTGCTACAACAATAGCGACAGCCCAATTCATTAGATCCAACGGCTCCCGACTGGTTCGGCATTAATACCGGCTGCTTTTGCTTGCGCAACTTGTTGACGTGCCTGTTCCCCAATAGTAGGTCCATGGAATTGTTCTTTACCGTAGGTAAATCCCAAACGGATGCCTTTTAGGTGGCATTTGAAGCAGTATTCTCCACGACGAGGTAAATCGTCGTGTTCAAATTTTGCTGAACAGTCTTTGCATGTATAAATCGCCATACCATGGGTTTTGCCATTGGCTTCACGAATGAACGTTCGCATTTCAGCAATCGTTCGTTCACACCTAAGATCCAGTAAACCGTCACGGATAACTCCGTTTAGTTCGTCAATAGCCAAAGGTTTAGACGCTGCTGTAGTTCGCCAACCCAAAATTTCTGTAGCAACAGGTGTACGTTGAGCCAAACGACGTTGACGGAAAATGTTTTTGTAGCCAGTACGTTGCAAAGCCTTCAATGTTGTTAAACCGTGGTTGTTAGATTCAACACCGACTAGGGCACCGTGGTAAAACAAACCTAAGTTATATAGGACGTGTTCGCCAAAAAGGTCGGGGTCAATGTGACCATGCCAGTGCGCTACAACTTCCTGTGTGTAACCATTAATTACGTGTGCTGTGCTGTAGTCGCCATGACCTAAGCCTTCGGCAACGTCAGCCCCAATACAGTAGATTCCACCAGTCTCAGGGAACTGCCAGACGGCTAGTTCCCCACCATCCTCACGAAACTCAATATGTTTATCCGAATAAACATGGATGTAGCCCCTAGCAGGTTCTTCTACTTCTAAGGCTCGTAGAGCATCAATGTCAAATACGGGGCGCCCAGAGCGAATAAAAGCCTCATCAGGGTCGCTTGGGTATTCTTGCGCTAACTGCCAGTCAGGCAGTTGGCGTTTCTTAGCCTCATACCATTCGTCGTCACGGTCAGATGCAGACCAAGGGAAGAACACGCCCTTGAACTGGTTGTTCCCTGTTTGGGAACCAACCCACAGTTCATGAAAAATGTTGCCTTCGCCGTTGGCGGTACTGAGGCAAATGACTCGTCCACCAACGTCGGCAATTGGTTCAATAGAAGCCCATGCTTCATCACTGTTAGGCAAGAAAGCCATTTCGTCAACTACAACCAAGAATACTGATTCACCACGAGCAGGGTCGTTACCTGATGGTAATGATTCAATAGCAGATTCGTTAGAGAACGACATTTTTAGTTGGTTGTTATCAATGATGCTAGGACCACGTAGCACCATCCACTTGGGTAGGAACTTAAATCCGTATTTGGATTTTGCTAACAGTTTCATTGCTTCACGTTCAGTACGACTTAGCATGATCACAAATCGGTCTTTCCAAAAGAACGTGACCCAGAACACGTAGGCGCTAGCCAGTGTAGAGAAACCGATCTGTCGTGCCTTCAGCACGATACTATAACGGTTATCTATCCATGCAGCCACAGTTTCAATCTGTGCTTCACGCATCTCAAACTTAATACGACCCTTTTCAGGATGTTTAATGAACCAGTAGTTTGAGCAGAAATAGACGAAAGCATCAACGAGTTCCTCGTTGGTAGCGTTTTCTGGACCTTTGCAGATCCTCCATTCCTTCTCGTTGAGAAGGTCAGTTAATTCCATTTGTTCCTAAAGTTCGTTATCTGCTACCCAAAAACCGGCAATTGTTGCAACAACCCATGCTGCTCCAATTGATCCTGATCCAAAACTGAGACCATATTCACCATTGCTGGCGGCAACTGCAACAGATGTTGCTGATACGCCAGAACGCAAATACGTCCAAGAACCAGCAGTACCACCGGGTGTATAAAAAGTTGCTGTATAACTAGTGTTACGTTTAGGAACAGCAAACTTTATGTAACCACCAATAACGTTCGAGTTATTTGAACAACCATAAAATTCATGTATACCGCTAGTCGTTGAGAAACCAGCAGGGACACCATAAAGATAGTTTTTTTCATAGTAACGTAGGCACATACTGTGTTCAAGAGCCATTGGACGGTTTTCAAAAACCGTAGCAACAGAACCAGATTCTAACTGGGCATCAAAAACTAACAATGACTGTGATGCAATTAAAGCACCACCAGAAAAAACTATTTCAATACCATTTGAACCGCTTGCTGCAAAAGTTGCGCTACTTCTTGTTCCGCCAGAACTTACAACAAAAGTTCCAGTTGCAACTTGTGTTTTGGTTGGAGAAGCCAAAGTTCCAAAAGAATCAATACTGTTAGCAGTATAAGCGGTCCAAGTCACACTAGTTAAAGTAGAACTTTGCAAGGTTACGGATAATGTAAAATTGCTACTATTCCGTGTTGTAGAAGCCTCAACACGTTGTCCAAAACCAAAACCAGTAACACCAGTAGCACCTGTAATTTGAAATCTGCGTTTAGCACCAATGTACAAACTGTTGTCAATAGTGGTGTTTGCGCCAGTGCAATAAGAATACCAGCGGTCAACCGTGTACTGTAGTGCAGCACCAGCAACAACTGTATAACCACTGCTGTTACGCTGGTTTACAATAAAGTTGCCGTTAATAAACATGTTGCGAAAACTTGTTTGTGGGGCTGTAGTCAACATCAAGTTAGAGATATCGCTAACAGCAGCCTTTTTGGTTACACCAGACTGCACCACAGGGAATGTGTCTGCAGCAGCCAAACTTGTTACTGCTGGTAAAGCCGATATTTTAGTGTTCGCCATTAGGTTCCTTATCTTTCTTATTATTAGAATTAGAAATCATCACACCCGACAACGTTCCAACAAGGAACGTTGCAATCGGGGTGATCAAATCAAAAAATGCTTTATCGTTCGGGGACTGCTCCATAGGTTGAGTCACATAAATCAAAGAATACAATACCGATCCCATAGTGCCAGCCAACACAGCAGCAAGCACTACACCAATCACGAACCGTAAACGGGTATTTAGTTGTTCTTCTGTTAGGCGTTCCTTACGAGCCATTAGCAGTCAACTCCACGAACACCATCAGTCGTAGGAATCTGAACGGCACTAAGAGCCTTATTCTTAGTTCTAGGGGTGCAAGAACACTCTGGTGTGCTAGCCTTGGCAGGATCTTGGCAAGGGTAGCGGTAAGAGTCGCTGCAAGCAGCCAAAAAGAACAAACACACTACAGCCAAACTAGTAATCTTCATCATCAAAACCTCCCACAGTAGGGTGTTCACCCGAATCACAACTGGGGCATTTGCCCCAATTGTTCGGGTATTCTTCCCCACACCGATCACATTCAACCAACTGCACTAAACAACCTTAAGACCCCGAGATTGCTTCTCCCTAGTAGCCATAGCAGCAATCAACTCATCCAACTCACTATCAGTCAACTCGGCAGAACGTTTCTCACTCTTAACTTCAATTGTGGCAGGAGCCATACGGTTCGTAGCCTGAAGATAAAGTTGAGCACTCTTGGTGTCCCCATCCAGAGCCTTGTTGTACAGAGTGTCCAACAACGCTTGAGTACGCTCAGGCGACCCTTGTAGGTCGTCCACACGGGTCTGCCATTCTTGTCTGAATGCTGGTTTCTTTTCCCACCGTCGCAGAGTTGTGACATCTACAGTCGCAAGGATCGCATACTGCTTCTTGGAAGAGGGTACACGTTCAGATGGCGCAGTGCACAGCCAGTCCATGTACCGTTGCTGATCGCTAGTTAGTAGTGCTTCTGTAGATGCCATACATACTAGTTGTTTTGTAACTAAACTGTTGATGTTACAAATGGGGGGGACTATAGGGGGGGAAGAGAAAAGACCGCTTGAAACTGTAGGCAACTACAGTTGAAGAGCGGCAACTACAACCCAACAGTACAACAAGGAGTAAAAATGGCTATAGGATTAAGTAGCGGATCAATGGCAACGAGCAACTCTACAGTTGTTCGTACCATTGATGATTGTGATGATATAAGTATCCAGTTAACAGGTACTTGGTCTGGCACCGTCAGTTTTGAAGTATCACTTGACGGAACCAACTGGTTTTTAATGTCGTTGATTGATTCGTCAACAACGAACAAATCAACTGGCGTTACATCTGCAACAGGTAACGGAGTTTTTTTCCATGAATGTCATGCAATGCATTACATTCGTACACGTTTTAGTACCGCAACCAGCGGTACAGTTAATGTGACTATAGTCGCAGATCGGACATCAAAATAATGCCTGCTAAAAAGAAGCCAGCCAAAATGCACCGTATGCCAGACGGCACAATGATGAAAGGTGCGAAGCACTCTTCAGGTGCCAAGCATGAAAAAACCGAAAGTAAAAAAGAACGTATGAAAGAATACGGTCGCAAAGGTCGCTAATGGCTAGCAGCCCATACACAAACCCTGCACTACGAAACAGGATCAAAAACCGTGTCACTGCAGGCACCAAAGGTGGTGCCGCAGGACAATGGTCAGCCCGAAAAGCACAACTAGTCACCCAAGCCTACAAGGCTGCAGGTGGCGGATACACAGGAACCAAAACTGCAGCCCAATCATCACTCAAAAAGTGGGGCAAAGAGGACTGGGGAACCAAATCAGGTAAACCATCCACAGTAGGACCAAAAGCCACAGGAGAACGATACCTACCAAAGAAGGCTAGGGAGTCCCTAAGTGATAAAGAATACGCTGCAACCACTAAAGCAAAACGTGAAGGCACTAAAGCAGGCAAACAGTTTGTTAAACAACCTAAAAAGATTGCTGATAAAACCAAGAGGTACCGATAATGGCAAGCAAGAAATCTACAACTACAGCCGCATGGACACGCAAAGAAGGAAAAAACCCTGCAGGCGGACTAAACGCCAAAGGCAGAGCCTCATACAAAGCGCAAACAGGTGGCACACTAAAACCACCAGTCAGTGCCAAACAAGCAGCCAAGAGTCCCAAGTCAGCAGCACGACGTAAGTCGTTCTGTGCACGAATG